AAGCCCTCACAGGAGACGCTGTGGATGGCTACAGGGGGTGTCCGGGTGTTGGACCTGTGAAGGCGGGACGAATACTGGAAGAGGGGACGTGGGATGAGGTTGTGACGGCGTATGAGTCTGCCGGATTAAATGAAGAAGTTGCCTTGATACAAGCCCGTGTTGCTCGTATTTTAAGGGTAGGAGAATATGACACCATTAAAGGAGAAGTAGAATTATGGAATCCTCAATGACACGAGAAGAATACTTTCAGTTTCATAAGCAGTTGTGTTTAGACGCTTTAGAACTTTCGATGCGAAAGAATCACGATTATTCGGGCGGAGAAGATGGGAGCAACCCCTTCCAGAACTTTATGTTTGTTGAGTCGATGGGGATGGGTGTTTCCACAGAACAAGGTTTCTTGGTACGTCTAGCCGATAAGATGAAAAGACTGAGCGGTTTCTGTAAGACAGGAACCTTTGAAGTTGAGGACGAGAGTTTCCAGGATACTTGTGTGGACGTTATTAATTACGTCTGTTTACTTGCTGCGTATATGCGTTCTAAGGGCTAAAAACGAGGTATTGAATCTTATGAATACAAGCAACATAACACCTCTCATCTCCAGTGCATTAGTAGAGAGTTTAGATGCAATGTTTCCTGATAGTTGTCCCCGGCTTGATGATAAGGACCGCATGGTGTGGTTCAGGGCAGGACAGCGGGCAGTTGTTGATTATCTCATTGAACAACATAAACGCCAAAACGAGACCATTTTAGGACAAAAATAATTATGTGTTTATCTCCGTCTAGAGGTACCAAAAAGACCAAGGATGAGTTATATGGCTCAGGGTTATATACAGGACTGAAGAGGGGTCGACAAAGGAACCAACCCTCTATGTTTGATAGGGAGGTTAGTATGCAAGACAGGGTTAATGCCCTTATTCCACAAATAGAAGCCGTTAAGCCGCCTCCGCCTCCGCCACCGCCCGCCGCAATCCCCCCGCCTCCTCCGCCCCCTGCTGCTGCTACAGCACCCAGTTATGCGGAAAAGGCTGACAGGACTAACACGGACGAAGAAATACGTAAACGCACCGGCAGCGCCACAAACAAACGAAAGCGCGGCAAGTCGAGCCTACGGATTAGACAATCCGGTGGTACTTCTTATCCTGGATATTAATCTATGAATAAAACAACAGGTTCAGCAGAAGCCCTCTACACTAAACTATCGGGACAACGGTTCCCATATATTAAGCGTGGTAGAGATGCTTCAGCCCTTACAATCCCCTCAATACTTCCGGCTGAAGGACATAATGGCGCTTCCACCTTGCCGACCCCTTATCAATCCGTCGGCGCTCGCGGGGTTAATAACCTAGCCGCTGCCCTTTTATTGAGCCTGTTGCCCCCTAACAGCCCCTTCTTTCGTCTCGTTGTTGAAGAGTCTGCTATGGCTGAAGTGACGGCACAAGCGGGTGGGGAGTCTATCAAGACAGAAATTGAAGCATCGCTTAGTAAAATAGAGCGTTCTGTAATGTCTGAGATTGAAACAACCGCCGTCCGAGTACAATTATATGAAGCCCTGCGGCATCTTATTGTAACAGGGAACGTGCTTTTACATATGGTAGATGAGGGTGGAATGAGGGTTATCCATCTAAATCGCTATGTTGTTAAGCGGGACCCTATGGGCGAAGCCCGACAAATAATCATCAAAGAATGTATCTCCCCAGATATGCTGCCTGATGCTGCTAAAGCGTTGGTGGCTTCTAATATCAATTCCCCTAAAGAAGATGGGGTTGATATGTATACCTGTATTAAGCGGTCTGGGGATAAGATAGAGGTTTATCAAGAGATATCAGGCAAGGTAGTCCCCGGCTCCTCTGGTAAATATGATATTGATAAGAGCCCCTATCTCGCCCTCCGTATGAACCGCACTGATGGTGAGGATTACGGTAGAGGATATGTGGAACAATATATTGGCGACTTGAAATCGCTTGAGAGCCTGATGATGTCCATCGTGGAAGCCTCGGCGGCTGCTGCGAAAGTATTATTTTTAGTAGCACCTAACGGTGTTACCCGAAGCAGAGTATTAGCGGAGGCTCCCAATGGTGGTATTGTTGAAGGATCGGCACAAGACGTTTCGGTATTACAACTTAACAAGGCGAACGATTTTAACATCGCATTTCAAACCGCATCGACGGTTTCTGATCGCTTGTCTTATGCGTTTCTATTAACAGATAACGCTATACGGAATGCTGACCGCGTTACAGCGGCAGAAGTTCGGCTAGTTACTCAATCTATTGAGCGGCAACTAGGTGGAATCTACAGCGTTCTGTCCCAAGAATTACAACTACCTTTGGTGAAGCGTATCATGGACCATATGCGCCGTGAGAAGCGCTTACCAGAGATACCTTCTGACCTCGTGCGTCCGACCATCATAACTGGTGTAGACGCTCTTGGTCGAGGGAACGACTTAAATAAGATGGACGAGTTCCTGGTTGGCGTGGCTCAACTACTCGGACCTGAAATCCTCGGACGATATGTCGATATGAGAGAATACATGGATCGCCGTGCGTTAGCACTAGGGATCGAAACAGAAGGTCTCATACGCTCCGAAGAGGAGATACAGGCAGAACAACAACAGCAGATGCTTCTACAAGCCGCTCAACAGTTTGGTCCACAGGTTATGGACTCCATGACTAAACAAACTGTTGAAGGCATGAAGCAAGAAGCACAGCAAGAAGCATAAAGGGACAATTTTATGTCAGATAGTTTAGAAGTAAACGTGGGTAACACCAGTGAAACAGGACCAGACGGACCTAATCAACCTATTTATGAAGGGTATGTGAATGAGTCGGAAGCCTCGACGGAAGGGCAAGAAGAACAAGTTGCCGAACAACTGGAGGTTCCGGGTAAGTTTATCATGGAAGATGGCTCCGTGGACGTGGAGTCGTTGGTCAAATCATACACAGAATTGGAACGAGGACTTCCCGCTCCAGNAGAAGGGGCGGAGACGCCAGAAACACAGGATACAGGTTACATCATTACACCAGAACAGGGTGAGGCGTATAGTATGGAACTTCAGGAGAACGGTGACCTCAGTGATGAATCTTACGACACTATGGAGGCTCAAGGGCTCCCTCGCGATATGGTTGAGCAGTATGTTCAGGGGCAGTTAGCACTTGCTGCACAACAAGAAGCCCAACTTCTAGAAGGCGTTGGTGGTGCTGAAAACTATGGCGCTCTAACAGAGTGGGCGTCTGAGAACCTATCCGAATCAGAAATTGATGCCTACGACTCTATGGTAGAGACAGGCGATGCCGCACAAATACAGATGGCAATAGCAGGGCTCCACGCTCGCTATCAACAAGCCACAGGACGCCCCACATTACTTCAAGGTGATACTGGCACTTTAGGTGCCTCTCAAGCATTCCGCAGTTGGGCAGAAGTGACTGAAGCGATGAAGAACCCTAAATACCAAACCGACAAATCCTATCGTCAGGATATTGAAAATCGGTTGTCGGTCTCTAACTTCTAGATAAAAGGACTAAGTATGGAAAACAAACCCGGATATAAAACAACAGAATTTTGGATGAGCATGATTGCTATAGCCCTCGGTGCTGTAGTTGCTTCAGGAGCCATTGAAATTGAGGGCGCCTCTGCTCAAATCGTAGGTTTAGTTGAGTCAGCACTGGTTGCTCTAGGCTACACAGGCGCTCGCTTAACCTTGAAGAATAATGGCTGATGTTTCAAGCAATAACAGCCGCACTATACGCTTTATTCAAAGCAATAATACCTTTCACATGGGAACGACTTAATGAATCGACTACTGCAAAAGATGCTCCCCCTGTTCCTGCTAACGTCCGTAATCGTTGGCGTCTCAGGGTGCGAAAGCACAAGAGTCGTATTCGTTCCTGAAGATGATGGTCTAGTAAGGCTTGGTCCTGGAATACGGGGTCACGTCTATTTTTGGAATGGTAACTCTTGGGAGTTATCAGCCAATAAGGTTCTGCTACCAGAAGGTTGGTATGCAGGGTCTATAGAGTCGCAAGACGAAACTACAGAGTAGGAGTCAGCCCACTGCGGTGGATAACTGATGGTCCGAAGTGTTGTAGAGATTGTGACAATCATTTTTAACCTTTAACTTTAACACCTTTCCAAAAGGAGCCAAACATGGCTATGGTAACTTCCCGTTCGGGACAGGAGAATGGAACAGGCGATCAGAATGCATTATTTCTAAAAAAGTTTGCCGGAGAAGTTCTCTCGGTATTTGAAGAAAATAACGTAATGATGCCTTTGCACACAGTCCGAACGATTGAAAGTGGAAAAAGCGCACAATTTCCTGCAATTAAAACAGCAAGTGCTACTTACCACACCCCCGGCAATTCACTGATCACAGATACAGATGCCGATTCTTCGAACTACTTGTCAAACATTAAGCACAACGAGATCGTTGTAACGATCAACGACCTCTTAGTAAGTTCTTGCTTCATTCCACGTATTGACGAAGCAAAAAATCACTATGATGTTCGTGGTGAATATACACGCCAAATGGGCGCGGCGCTCGCAATAGAAGCCGATAAAACTCTTATCAACTACGGTCTTATAGGCGCTCGCGCTACTACTGACCGCTTTGGTGGTACGGACTACATCGGTGAAACGGTTGATATGGGTACAACGGTTTCTGGTGATGATCTCCTTGAAAATATCGTCATTGCTGCACGAACGCTGGATGAGAAGGACATTCCTTCGAACGACCGATACTGCGTTTTAACTCCCGCTAACTACTACCTGTTGGTAGAAGAGAACAAAGATGCTATCAATCGTGACTACGGTAATGATGGCAACGGTTCCCTCGCTAGTGGTGTAGTTATGAGTGTTGCCGGTATCCGTCTCTTCAAAAGTAATCACTTACCTACAGCAGATTGGGCGCCCGCAGATGGTGACCTCGGTACTGCTACAGATGCTAGTTATGACTTTGATGGTTCTGCGACAACACCGCACGCACTTATCTTCCACCGCTCTGCACTTGCTACAGTTAAACTACTCGATCTCGCAGTAGAAACTGATTATCAAGTAGAGCGCCAGGGTACACTTATGGTAGCGAAATACGCTATGGGTCATGACATTCTTCGCAACGAAGCACTTGTCGAACTCGCAGTATAATTAGTCTTTCCTAGGCTAGTCCCTGCCTATACGGGGGTGGCGTTCTTCGGAGCGTCACTCCCTTTTTATTAAAGGAAATTTATATGGGTCTTACAAGAACAACAGAACTAGAAGCAGTTAATACCATGCTCAGTGTTATCGGTGAGGCACCTATAAACAGTCTTGAGGCTTCGCAGCAAACCACTGATGTGAGCATGGCAAAGAAATTGTTAACGGAGGTATCCCGCGAAATACAGTCAGGTAGTTGGGATTTTAATAGGGAGTATGATGTTATTTTAACCCCTGATATCGACAACAACATCAACATTGCTACTAACGTGGCGCGTATTGATGTTGAACCGGAGAACAGTGCATCGTCAGGCACAAGCCTTATTCAATACATACAGCGTGGCGATAAACTATATAACAAAACAGATAAAACATACACAATAACTAACACACTAAAATGCACTGTAACTTATATGTTGAGTTGGGCGGATTTACCTCAAACAGCCCGGCACTATATTATGATTAGAGCATCTCGTAAGTTTCAAGACAGGGTGGTTGGTAGCGAAAAGCACCACGAATTTAACCAAATAGATGAGTACCAAGCCCTCGTTACCTTTAAGGATGCTGAGACAGATGGCGGCGACTTCTCAATCTTCGATAACTATGATGTTTACCGGGTCATTGATCGCGGCAACGTCCGTGACAGGATATCTTAATGGCTTTAGTATCTAAAAGCATCTCCAACCTAATTGGCGGCGTAAGCCAACAACCGGACGCTGTTCGGTTTGATAACCAATGTGACGCTCAGGACAATGCGTTCCCAAGCGTTCTTGATGGTTTAACCAAGCGCCAACCTACAGAGCATGTTGCAAACATAACAGGCGACTCCTCACCCCTTGATTTAACCAAGGATGCTGAGGACTTTTTTGTTCACACTATTAATAGGAGCGCAAGCAGTAGATACCTGGCGATACTGGAAGCAGACACCATCTCTTCAAACCTTAAGGTTGTTGATACAGACGGCACAGTAATTACAGTTACTGAAGCCACTACAGATGCTTTTGATTATTTACAAATCCACGCCGACAGTTCTCTAACCGCCGACACCGCTATTAGAGCCATTACAATCGCTGATTACACTTTTATAGTTAATAGAACTAAGGTGGTTGAGATGGCGGCTGATGTGGTTACTGCTAGAAACCCAGAGGCGTTAGTCTTTGTTCGACAAGGTGCTTATGGTACGCAGTATTCATGGACGGTGGGTGACACTACTAATTCTTATACGACACATAACTCGACGGCTTCTACGGTAAGCACCAAATATATTGCTCAACAACTAGATGGAGATGACGGCATCCCCTCAGGGACCACGATTAGTCGCAACGGTAGTGTAATCTGGGTACAAAGCACCGATTCTACCGACTTCGATATCACAGGTGACGATGGTATAGGGGACACAGGGCTCGTAGTTATCAAAGATGAAACACAGCGCCTTACAGACCTTCCTACTAAAGCCCCTCACGGTTTCACTATAAAGATTGTGGGCGAGGCGACAGATACTCGTGATGATTATTATGTTAAGTTTGAAGCAGACAACAGTGATTTCGGTACAGGCGTGTGGAAAGAATCCACCCCCACTAACATCACCTATAAGTTTGATGCTACCACCATGCCACACGTCCTTATTCGCAAGAGTGCTACAGAGTTCTTATTTGCGGCTTGTGACGCTACAGACACTATCGGTGATGATGCGGTGGCTAATGCTCTGCTGCTCCCTGATTGGGGCGAAAGAAACTGTGGAGACGAAGAATCCAACAGTGATCCCACGTTTGTAACCAAGACAATCAACGATATTTTCTTATTCAAGAACCGTCTCGGTATCTTGGCTGATGAGAACGTCATACTTAGTGAGTCGGCAGAGTTCTTTAACTTCTGGCGTACTACGGTCACTGATGTGTTACCAACTGATGCTATTGATGTTGCTAGTACACATAGCGCCGTCTCTATACTCACAGCCGCTATACCTTTCCACAAACAACTGGTTCTCTTCAGTGATCAGACCCAGTTCTTGTTAGGAAGTGCGGGCGCCTTATCACCTAACACAGTCACCATGACTAAGACAACTAACTACTCCTCCGTGTCCCATATACGCCCCGTGACCGCCGGACACTCCATATACTTCGGCTTTAATAGGGGTGGTTATACAGGAATACGTCAATACTTCCTATCGGGGTCTATTGAGTCAATCTTTGATGCTGAGGATATCAGTGGACAAGTCCCTCAGTACATCGAGGGAGACCTTAGAGACATGGCGGGCTCCTCTCACGAGGATATTCTGTTTGCGCTCACGAATGATAATCGAAATATTCTCTATGCTTACAAATATTTTGATAGAGGCACTGAGAGGCTTCAGTCCTCTTGGAGTCGCTTCGTCTTTGCAGACGATGATGCGATTCTTGGTATAGAGTTTATAGATACAAGTCTTTATATGGTGGTCAAGAGAACCGATGGGTTCTTCTTAGATAAACTTGAAATGGCTTCAGGATTGACAGATACGGGGTCTACTTATAGAACCCTGTTGGATAAGCGGTGCGACCAAAGTGTAGCGATTCCTGCCTATAACGCTACCACCGATGAGACAACGATTACGTTACCATATAAAGCCTATACGGCTTCCCCTATCGAGATGATAACTAAGTCCGGAAGGCGTGTGGCAATCAAGACACAAACCGATGCCTCCCCTACTGTTGTTGTAGATGGGGACTTCTCCGCAACAGCGGCGGATACCGACAATCAAACATACTTCATCGGTCAGAAATATGAAATGGTCTATACATTCAGTGATGTTGTAATGAGAGAACCTAGCGACTCTGGTGGTCAGAATACGATTGCTGAGGGCAGGGTTCAGGTTCGTTACCTCACGCTTTCATATGCCTCAACAGGATACTTCTCGGTAGAACTTACCCCCGACTATAGAGACAAAAGTACGCACCCGTTTACTGGTCGTATTTTAGGAGCGGGCAACAACTTAATAGGAAGCATTCCTTTAGATGATGGAAATTTCAAAGTACCTGTTTATTCTAAAGCAGATCAGGTTACAATAGAATGTAAGAACGATACACCTCTCCCCTGCGCTATAAGCAGTGTTGAATTTGAGTTGTCATTAAATGCAAGAGCAAAACGATATTCTTAAATTATTACCTTCCGGTATCCGGTTTACTGAACCAGAAGATGTTGAGAAAATTTATAGAGACTTAAGACCTGAGGATCGAGCGGAGTGTATCGCGGGTCATGGCAATCCCCTAGAGTGCCTACAACTAGGCTATGAAAACTCTAAATATTGTTTTACCGGCTCTATCAATGACAATCCTTATATGATGTTTGGCGTTGATGGGGTTGAGGAGCATGAGGGCGCCGGTGTAGTGTGGATGTTAGGAACAACCGCAATAAATGCCGAGGCTCGCTTCCATTTTCTAAGGCGTTCTAGGTTTTGTGTAGAGAACCTTTTACATAGAGATTTTCCGTTATTGTTTAATTGTGTGGATGCGNGAAATACCGTCCATATTAAATGGCTCAAGTGGTTAGGCTTTAAGTTTATTAACTTACACCTAAACTACGGAGTCGCAAAGTTACCTTTTTACGAATTTGTGAGGATAAAATAATATGTGTAATCCAGTAGCGATAGGGATAGGTCTTACGGTGGGCAGCGGCATCATGAACCACAGGGGNCAGAAGAAAGCCGCGAATGCTCAAAATCGTTACAACCAACAACAACATGCTCAGGATATGGCATACAGGGCGGAGCAAGAAGCATACCAACTAGAACAATATCTAGAGAACTCTGAAAGAGCCGCAGATGATGTTAGAAGAAACTACAAAGAGATTGATCAGCGCATCCAAGAAGAGGGTGTTGTGGCTGCTTTAGAGGTAGAAGAGTTCTTCCGTCAGGGGCGCCAGATGCAATCCTCCGAACTCAGCGTCGCTGCTGAACGTGGTGTAGAAGGGGCGACTGTAGATAACCTAATGGATAACATTAAATATACCGAGTTGCGAGCCATATCAAACGTAAAACAAGAGCAACAGTGGCGTTTGAACCAATATGCCTCCATG